CCAGACGAGAGCCCCTAGTTGAAGCAGCCAAGCTACTCTATGAGAATAGAGCCTGGACAGAATGCCTACAAGCTGCAGAGCTAGCTATTTCTATAGAGAACAAGCCTTTAGACTATCTATGTGAAGAGTTTGCTTGGGGCTCAGATCCCTGGGACTACGCAGCTATTTCGGCTTACAATCTAGGAAAGTTTGAGAAAGCCATGCAATACGGAACTAAAGCGGTAGAATTAAATCCATCAGATACGCGTTTAGTATCTAATTTAGCTTTTTACTCTAAGGAGAGCCCGAATGTCGACAACGTATAAGATCCTAGCCCAAGCAGCTCCAGCGGCTACTACGCCTACACTTTTGTACGGACCGGTGGGTACAGGACTTTCAACCGTCATGTCTACTATCGCTGTATGTAACCGAGGAGCCGCTGCACTTACATACCGCATATCTCTTCGTCAAGGTGGGGAGGCAGACGCTACTAAGCAATACCTAGTATACGACGCATCCCTTGCTGCAAATAGCACAGCTACATATACCCTGGGAGTAACCTTAGGGGCAGCAGATTCCGTATTTGTATACGCATCTTCTGCGAACGCTACTTTTCAAGCATTTGGTTCGGAGATCTCGTAATGGCAGTACAGATAAATGGTCAAGATGTTGGCCCAGTTAAATTTACAGACGATAGGCCTGGAAAAACACTTCATGTAGGTTTATCCGCCCCACTTAACCCAGTTGATGGGGACATTTGGATGGACTCAGATGCACAAAATAACGCAGGAAAAAATTTAATTCAAGTTACTGATCTATCTACAGGCGGTAGTACTAAGACTTGTATCGTAAGCTCTGACTACAAAGACGTAGAGATTATAATTAGAGGTTTAAATATTTCTTCTGACGCTAGTTTACTTGTAAGAATTAACGGAGATATTACTACCAATTACCTTGATTTTCTCAACGCAGGTGGCACGCTATCCAACGCTTTATTTACTGTTGATAGCGTCAACTCAGGATCTACAAATGGTTTTGTAAAAATTAACGTATTTGATACTACTAATACGACTACGTATAAACTTGCTAAGATAGAAGGAAGTTACGTAAGTAGTGTTACTAACCTTCCTAAAATTATTTCAAATTCAAGCTCGTATTTACTTACAAACTTAGTAACCGCGGTTACTTTAACTTTAACTGCCGGAACTTTTGCCGGCGGTAGCTTACTAGTATATGGAGTGAACTAATGGGACTAAGACGTTGGAATAGATCCACAGCTAATTGGGAGTCTTTTGGCATGCCCCAACTAAACCCTGCATCTATTGGAGCCGCACCAGCACTGCACGCAACACAGCACTTAGTAGGTGGTTTGGATGCAATCACTCCTACAGGAATTGGTGCTGTTTCAGCATCTTCTGGAGTTGTAACCTCAGCGCCCAGTAATTCAACTGTTGTTAGAAATATTACTGTATCCACTTCAACCCCATCAGGGGGAAGCGATGGAGACGTCTGGCTGAAGTATAGTTAAAATATGGCCACGTACATCAAGATAGGTGGTACTTGGCGATCTGTCTCGGGTGACAACGATTCAATTTGCGGGTACACAAAAGTAAACGGTACTTGGAGAACAGTAACTAATTCCTACGTAAAAGTAGGAGATACTTGGAGAACAGTCTGCGCTCCCGAGGCTGCTCCTCCTCCTCCCCCACCCCCACCCCCACCGCCTCCCTGCGAGAACGGTAACTTTTGCAGCACAATTATTTACTCAGACGGTCAACAGGTATCTATAAACGCTATTAACGGAACATTTAACGGATCTTTACAGACCGAGCCTTGCGGAAACGGTGGAACACGTACTAAGGCGTATACCTGCGTTACTCCTGCTAACTGCCCAAACATCTCTGTTGGTGCAGGACAATGTCTTGGAGAACCAACAGGTTGTGTTATGCCCTCCGTTGTTGGTTCAACTGAGTCTGCTGCGGCCCTAGCAATTAACGCTGCAGGCCTTTTATACGAGTTTACAAATTATTTTTATAATGCTCAAGGAGCAACACCACAAAACACTGGTACTGTAGCAGCTCAAAGTCCTGCTGCAAACACACCAACAAACTGTGGAACTAATACAACACTAACTATTTATCAATATCAAAGTGGCCCAACTGGACCTGGAGGTACAACCTACTACGTAGCTGGTTGCTGCCCACTTAACTACAATAATGAGTCAAACTCCCCTGCATATGGAGTTAGCTCAGTAGGCTTTGGAGAAGCACTATCTAATGCTAGTAGCGCCTGTTATTCAGCATTAACTAACGTTTCGTATTCTAATACCACCTATCCAAGCGTAGGCTGCGGAGGAGCTTGTAACTGCTCACCCCTAACTAGCACTGCCTCAACACAGTCAGTTACAACAGATCGTTGTAGTTCAGGAAGTATTAACGTAACTCTTGAGACGTACAACCAATGCTGCGTAAATAACGGCACCGTTGGGCAGACCACGGTAACTGTTTTTGGAGCTTGTGTACCACCACCAACTACTTGTTCTGGGTCAGCGTGCTCTGAAGCTGCTTGCCAAACTTGTGCTCCAATTGGCTCGGGGCCACCAAACAGCTTCAGCTCAACTAGAAGCGTCAATACAGGAATTTGTCCTTCTGGAACAATGAACACATTTGTTTGTTATACCCCCGGATCTTGTGCAAACATCATATCTGACACTGGATGTGTGCCTGCTACACAAAACTGTACCCCCGTGTACTCGTACCGAGAGTATAGAAGTTCTTGTGGAGCAACTGTAGATATTTACGTAGTTCCAAGCGGATGTCCTAATGCAGGAGCAGAATCGTTTACTTGCCCAACGCCTACCTGTACAACAAGTAGCCCTTGCGGTACTGCGGGTTGCTGCCCCTATGGCTCTGGAACAGAGGCTTGTGGTAACGGCGGAACTAGAACTTACTGTCTTACTCCTTCAGGATGCCCTAATACCTATGGCACTTGTACAGGGGAAACTCCAACTCCAACACCTACTCCTACCCCTACTCCAACTCCAACACCGACTCCATGTACTACATTCTTCTGCGCCAGCGTTGGCGAGTACCTATGCACAGGTGAGTACTGCCCAAGTGGCGGTGGCGGCACCCCTACTCCTACCCCTACTCCTACTCCTACTCCTTCAACAAACAGAACATGTAGCCAAGCTGATTACATCAACCAATGCTGTAGCTGTTTCTATCCCGGAGCATGCGACGCTCAAGGAAGCGGATCTTCATGCTAAGCTTTTACGGTATGAAAGGGCACTAAATGTTAAATTTAGACGAGCATATAAGATCTACACCCGCTATTCAGCAAGAAAAAAAACTTGCTGGAATACCCGCAAGAGCGGTAGCTTTTATTATTGATACTGAGGTAGTTGATGTACTGATAATGGAAGTAGACGCGGCAGATTTATTAACTACTGCCGATAGTTTTAACGAACTACCGTCTACACCTCCGGCGCTGTACGTGTCTGTTATAAAAAATGGACAAGAAATTGAAACTTTAGAATGTGATGAAAAAATGTGGGCAATACTTTGCTCAGAGCCTACAATAATTAATTTAACTGGGGATGCTGCATATAATTTAGCGGGTGAGCCGCTGTATCCTTCAGCAGTTGCGCCCGGATGGAAGTATGTAGACGGTGAATTTAAGGAGGAAATTTAATGTCTAAATGGGAAGAATATAAAAAAAATCTTGGGGATACGAGACCTTGGGACCTATTACAAGCAGATAACAAAACCACAGATGCTATCGCTGGTGAACGCTATGAGATTTGTAAAGCTTGTCCAGAATTAATTAAACTTACAAAACAATGTAAAAAATGTGGTTGCTTTATGAATCTTAAAGTAAAGCTAGCCCTAGCAGAATGTCCTATAGGCAAGTGGGCTGCTACCACGGCAATGGAGTAGCCACGTGTCTGAGAGCTACCCAGTAACTATTAAAGAACCCTTCATTGTACAAAGCGTTCTTCCAGCAGAAGAGTTAAAAAACCTTCAAAAGCACGCTATGAATCTTTGGATACACCAACCTAACTACGATCAAAGTTTTGGACGTCATCAATGGTTTGGACACCCTGAGTTAAAACGTATCCATGAGATGCTTACAGAGCTAGCTCGAGAGTACTTTGACAGCCCAACTCTTATGCCCTCTTGGTGCCTTATGAGCACCTATGAAGGTAAAGAAGCCAAGCTATGGAAACATAAAGACGATAATGCGTGCACCTACCATATCGACCTATGCGTATTTCAAAAAGAACCTTGGGATATCTTGGTTGAGGATAAGGCGTACACCCTTGAAGAAAATGACGCACTCTTTATGTACGGAAATGATCAAGAGCACTGGAGAGGTGAGTTTCCAAGCCCTGAAACTAACTTGGTGTGCAACGCGTTTTTCTTCTTCTGCGAGCCAGATCATTGGTACTTTACAGAGGGCCCAGACTATTTATACACCCATATTAGGGCAGGCAAGTAACCTAGTAGGAAGTAAACTTTCTATATGCGTGGAGAACAGGTAATCGGTCGATTCAACATCAACCATGAGCGTGGGTCGATCATTTCGGGTACCACAAAAGAAATTGTTAGAACCGTAGGCTACGACCTTGAGTGGTGGCTATACCGTCCAGACCTAAGCTTTGTAGACCCAATCTATGATGTGGGTTCTTCAGGAGCTAACGGTGGTCGTCATTGGGACGGTCCTCACCACATCATGGTTATTAACGCTACCCTTACCCAGGGTGTTACTATGCAAAGTGAGCGCGGTTTTTACAACACTGACGTTCTTAGCATTACTATTAACATGGACGTTATTGATGGCTCTTCTTTGTCGGGTGGAGAATCTCTACCTATCCCAGAGTTAAAGTATCTTCCTTCTAACCCAGACGCCTATTTGCGTGATCGCATTGTGTTTAAGGACCAGGTATTTACCCCTAAGAGAGTTCTTCCAAAGGGAATTATTACTAACGACTACACCTTGTTTGATATTGACTGTTACCAGGTTAACCCTGAAGAGCTTGTCAACGACCCTCAATTCCAACAGTATGCTAACTACTCTCCATTTGATTCAAAGGACACTCACGCTAACGAGGGGATCCCAGGCTAGTGGCTAAAACAATTAAAGTAGGCGGAGCTAAGCACACCGTAAAGAAGAATAAAAAGGGAGACGTAATTGTCGACCATGAGGCTAAAGCCAAAGCTGGAAAGTACGATAAGATTAACTTAACTAAAAAGGCTGGGGCTAAGACCGTTAAAGAAGGTGTCAAAGCAACCAAAGACTGGCATAAAAAGAACCCGCACAAGAAAGGCAAATAATGGCTAAGAATCCTTGTTGGGACGGGTACGTCCAAGTAGGAATGAAGACTCAAAACGGAAAAAAGGTGCCAAACTGCGTACCTGAAGGAAAAGGCAAAGACAAAGTCGCTAAACCTAAGAAAGGTAAAAAATAATGTGTAAATCCTGCGGATGTGGTTGTTCAAAGCCGGGCTGTAAGGGTGCCTGCAAGAAAACTACAAAAAAGACTGCAAAGAAGATGTCTCCAAAGCAGAAGAAGCTTGATGTGGACAAAGATGGCAAGCTAGAAGGATCTGACTTTGCTGCTCTACGAAAGAAGAAGAAGTAATGTGCGCTACCTGTGGCTGTGGTAAGCCTAAAGACAAGCATGGCATGAAGACCCTGGCAGCTGCTAATAAGAAGTTTGATAAGAAGTCTGATTCTAAGGGTAAAGCCAAGAAGTCCAACATGGTTAGAAAGAAGGGCATGTAAAAGAGTTATTGATTTAACCCCCGAAAGGGGGTTTTTTCATTTATTCTTGTTTTTGACGCCGGAGTAATCCGGAACCCTGCAGCTTGACCCCCGCACTTCTCCCTTTGGAGGTTTTTAATGATTTCCCTACTCGATAGAATGGCTCGTGCCGAAACTGAGGCAGATAGAGAGCAATTCGTCCGCGGTGTTTTAGGTCTAGACAAATTTCATGCAAGCTCAATGGTAGCTGGCTGGATTGCAGGAAGTCTGATCTCTAAAGCCGTGGGCCGTAAATGAGATTATCAGAAGCCTTAAAATACTCCATAAGTGAAGGTGCTCGATTAGATTCGTTAGCTACTACTAACGATTTGCGGGAGTACTGCAGAGCTAATGGCTGGCCCTCAGACATTGTAAATAATATGTCTGTTGTAAACGATGGGTCTCAACACACCATCTACTACCCACCCTATCTAGGACGTAGAGTGGTAGAGCTAGAATACACCCCAGAGATACCTACATTTGCTACTCTCCGCAGATTTTTAGATCAAACAAATGATACTAATTTTGCTGCTGGAATATTGGGGGCGATGAACTTCTAATGCCATTTATTATTAATGAAGATAAAGCTATAAAAGCTATGCTGACAGGAATAACTGTTTCAGATAGTGGTAATCCCGCCCGCCCTGTAGGAGTGTGGTTTGGTCAACCTGACCTTGAAATTAGAGCTCAGTCATACCCATACCTAACTATAGATTTTATTGGCTATAACGAAGATTTCTCCAGAGCTCATCGCGGAGAGATTCAAATGCCATACTTTCCAGAAGGTGTGGACACCGACGAACAGTATGTAACAGAGTTCCCTATTCCAGTTTACTTAGATTATCAAATCACCAGCTATGCACGCCAACCTAGACACGATAGGCAAATAATGGCAGCCATGGCGATTGGCCAACGTATCCCATTACGTTTTGGTCTACTAGTTGTCCCAGAAGATATGACGGTTCGCCGTTTAGATTTTCTGGGGTTTGTAAAAAAAGATACTACAGATGAAAACGGTAAGCGTCTATTTTCTAATGCGTACACTATTAGAGTTAGTGCTGAAATTTTACCTAGAGTTCTTGAACAGATCATCCCCGTACAAAATACTAACGTCTCGCTCAATAGCCAGCCCACAGAATTTACTACTATATCTATATAACTCGGCACCCCAAGAATATCAACCTACCCTAAGGAGTAAAACAGATGGCTACATACAGCCGGCCAGGAATCTTCATTAATGAAGTTTCTCTGCCTCAATCCATTGAATCTGCCAACAACGGTGCGTCTCGTGGCGCATTTGTTGGTACGTTTGCAAAAGGACCTACTGCAGAACCAACACTAATTACAAGTTGGTACGAGTTTGGAAAAACTTTTGGAACGTTGTCAGATTTATACCCAGCAAGCTGGGCTCTCTATGCCTTTTTCGCTAACGGCGGACGTCAGGTATACGTAAAGCGTGTCGTAGGTACAGGTGCTGCAGCAGCATCCGTAACCCTAGTAGACCGTGCAGCAACACCAGTCCCTACCCTAACTATTAGCGCTGCTAATCCAGGACAGTGGGGCAACA